CGACGAATCCTGGCCCTTCAGCGTAATAATGCGATTAGCTATTCCTGCACTACCAATGTTCGTAGAGCCTGTGCCGATGCCTAGATTGCCGCTTACGCTCGTGATTCCGGCTGATAGCGTAATCGACGTAGCCGCGCTGATGACGCCAGCGGATGCAAGCTGAACGTCGCCATTGACATACAGCTTCTCAGAGCCGATTGGGCTGGTGGCGCCGACGACAACAGCATTTGCGACTGGCTGTAGGCATAGGTTTGCTCCTGATGCGCCGCCGCCGTCAAATGCCTGCATCGCGGTATACGTGTCGCCGGTCGCTGCGCCGAAATACGTATTTACACCGCTGCCGGTAGTGTTGAGCACGTAATCAGAGGTCACAAACTTAAATACGTTGGTTCCAGCGGCCTTGACCATCAGCCTGTAACTGTTGTCAACTGCTATTCCAATCCCTAGCCCAGTTGCAGTATGGTACGTGCTCAGCGTAGACGCAGTATGCGTAATCGACGTAGCCGCGCTGATGACGCCAGCGGATGCCAGCTGGACGTCACCGTTCACGTACAGCTTCTCGCTGCCTATGGCGGCTGTTGCGCCGACGACGACTGCCCCGCCTGAGGTGATTTGGAAAGGCGCAGCCACCTGATTGCTGGAGTGACCAATGCACGCATTGCCCGATATATTCACCCCAAAATACACGCTCCCTACTAAATTCTCCATCTGAAAAGAGGAATTATAGTTATTCCTGTAGGCCCTTAGCGGGACTATTTGATCAGTAATGATATCGAGCGGCACGGTGGGTGTCCCGCCAATACCAAATCCCGTCGCGGTCTGGTAGGTGCTCAGCGTAGACGCAGTATGCGTAATCGACGTAGCCGCCTTGACGACACCAGCGGATGCCAGCTGGACGTCACCGTTCACGTACAGCTTTTCTGAGCCGATTAGGGACGATGCGCCAAAGATACCGACCGGAGCCACAAGGTTGCCCGTGCTCACCGTCAACGTGTGCGCGGTGAGCGTCGTGCCGTTGTAGGTCAGGTTGGCCGAATCAGTCAATAGCCCGTCTGCCGTCGCGTATGGGACGCGCCCATTAGTCAAACCGGACGCAGAGCCAGCGACAGTGATGGCTGCGTCGGGGAAGGTTGCGGTCCGCGCAGTTGATCCGGTCTTCGTCAGCGTCAAAAGGCCGGTAATGCCGCTCGTGGCGAGGAGGGGAATGCCGAGCGTCGTCAACTGTGCCGCAGCATCGGCATCGTCTAGGAGCGCGCGGCCGGCAGCGGTCAGGCTTGTAACTGCGTACGTATCGCTCGCCGTCGTGTAAATCATCTTGTCCGCGGCAGTCGTCAACCCGGCGATGGATGCCAGCCCGGCGTCGTACGCCTGCACATTTGTGCCGATTACGAGTCCAAGGTTTGTCCTCGCACCAGAAGCGTCGCTTGCACCAGTTCCGCCATCTGCAACTGCCAGGTCATTGATGCCCGTGATCGAGCCGCCGGTAATCGCTACATTATTTGCGGCTTGTGTGGAAATAGTACCCAAACCTAGATTCGTACGTGCTGTTGACGCGTTTGCAAGATCTGATAGGTTGTTTGCACGATAACAGTAAGTTGTGTCGCTACCGGTGGCAGTCACACCGATTGTTCCACGAACTGTAGACGCATCGTCATCATCCAGAATAGTACGAGCAAATGCAGTAAGATCAGTTGTTGAATAAGTGTCTGATGCTGTTGTGTAGATCATCTTATCAGCAGCAGTCGTCAACGCGGCGATCGAAGTCAACCCGGCATCGTACGCCTGAACGTCAGTGCCGATCTCCAGGTTGACGAGCAGCTTGAATGCAGCCTCATTAGCGACCGCGACAATGCTTCGTCCGTAAGCGGTGAAGTCGGCTAATGCTGCCGCGTCTGCCGCAGTGTAGTACGCGAGTTTATCCGCTGCCGGGGTAAGTCCGCCTACCGTACTTAACGCCGCACTTAGCGAAATCGTCGGGTTCCCATCGACACCGTTCCCGTTGGAAATGGAGATTCCGTCACCAGATACCGCAATCGACCGCTGCACCCACGTATCCGTGTCGGACCGAACAGCGAACCCGGTAGATGCCAGACCTTCCAATGCTGCCAGGTCATTAGCCAGAGCAAAGGTCGGATTCCCATCAACACCGGCGGGATTCGCAATGGTCAACCCAGCCGCTGGCGCCGTCAACGTCCGCAACGCCCAGGTATCGTCAGCCGTGCGAGCGCTGAACCCGGTCCCGGTCAATGCTGTGATAGCCGTCAAGTCTGCGTCAATCGGCTGATGATTTGCCAATAGCCAGTTCAGCGCAGACTTGACGGTTGTGCCAGTAACTGACGAATCGTTGCGAATAAGGCTGGCCTGATAATCATCGTAAGCGGGAAGGACATCCCCGGTACGTTCGTCCGCGCCGAAGCTCGAAACAATCGACACACCAATTAGCGGCGTCGGGGTCTCTACTTCGGCAGTGACTACCTCGCACACTACCGGCATTATCGCAGCGACTGTCATTGAAAACTACTCCGTAATGACCTTCTCGAATGGAGCCAGAAGTTCCGCCGTGATCTGATCGGGAAGGTCGTCGAGCCTGATCGCCCAGAGGTCGCGTTCGGCCTCTTCGTTAAGGAACTCATTAAGTTTGTCAACCTGCTTCTGCCGTTCGTCCAAGGTTTCTTTGTACTCGTCGCGCAAGGCTTCCAGGGCTTTGTCAAAGGCGTCCTGATCGATGATGTCGTATTGACCCTGTCCCGGCTTGCCTTCGACGGGGACAATGGCGGGCTCGCCTTTGTCGTCCTTCTTTGCGTGTTCCTTGCACAGTTCGATCCGCTTCTCTTCGAACTCTTTCATCTTTGGGAGTTTGGCCTGGTCCGCTTCGTTCAACTTGTTGATTTCAGCGGCGATTTCGTCAGCTTCCTTGCCCTTCTTCATGAGGAAGTACGCGAACTTGTGATGAGGGATCTTGCGGATCGCCTCGCCGTTCGCTGCGGTTCCCATTGCGAGCATTTGATTCGGGGTAATGTTCACTTTCATCTCTCTCTCCGTCCGTTAATAGCCCTGGGCAAAAGTCGCACCGTGCTTCTTTGCCAAAGCTATGTTCACTTCATCTTCTTCTTCGTTGGAATACAGTCTTGATGCGATACCTGCTGCGACACATTCGAGGTGGTTCTCGTTAATGGTCGCGATGATTTCACTGCTTACCGTCGTGACAGCCGTGAATGTCAATGCAACTCCGTCGGTCCCCAAATAAAGGAATGGCCGGTCATGAAGCATTTTTCTCAAGATGAGGTTGAGCTCTGCAATCAACTCGTCATTTGACCAGCGTTCGTCCCCATCGGCGGGGTCGTTCATGATCTTCCGAACACGGGCAAAAACGGTTGCTGCAATCACTTTATTTTCTCCTTGATGTCAGAGAGTGTTTCCTTGATCCATTGTAGGTCCTGCTTCATGACAGCCACGTCACGGTCGTTGCCGTCAAGCCGTTCAAGGGCCTTGGTGTTTGCGTCAATCTTCCTCATCGACTCGGCGCCCTGCTGCGCTGCTGCATCACTGCGTATAGCGGCAAACCCGACCAAGGTCAGAAATAAACCCATGAGCCCGAAGATGAGGATGATCTTCGCATTCTGTTTGCATTGATGAGCAGCGGCCATGGTTACGAGTCCTTTTTATTATCTGGTATGGTGACAGGCGGGGCGAAGGTCGCGGGTTTAATGCCGATAATCTGTCCAGCCATAGTCAGATATGTCACACCCTCATGTAACACCTCTCCAATTGCATCGTCGACGGTATTCTTGGTCTGCTTGGCTTTTGACCTAAAAACCTTCGTAGCACCTGCCGCCCCGCCGAGAAGTAGGGATACCAATACGGCGTACTGCCCGACTACCGGGATACCGCCGAGCGGTCCTGGGCCAGGAGTAATGGTGTATGCGTGATTGTCTGGCGTAGCTGCCGGCGGCGTCGTTGCCTCCGGTACACTGCTGGGAGTTGCCGGATCCGTCGCACATTTAGTCTTGTCTGATAGAAAGCAGCCCGCAATCGCGAGGCTAAGCAAAATAAGGCATAACAACTTGGACATTGTCGGGTTTCCTTTCTGTGGTCATTTCATTAAGTGCGTTTGCGACGGCTTTTTCGTACTTCTCGGAGTACAGCCCGCCGCCAGCTGGTTCGAACCAGTCAGCTGGCTTTGTGGCCGACATCGGGTCGCTTTTGAGCTTGCCAAGGACGCCATCAGCGAGGGCGCGTTGCCAGCGATCTATGACTTCGTCCGGGTAGGAAGCGCATGCATTGGTGGGGAAGACGATGACAGATACGACGACGTCTATGTCATCCTCTGTGGGGGCGCTTGTAAACTCCAATACGGAGTCGTCCCGGAAGTCATAGCGGGACTGGTGTTTCTCAGATTCATCGAGAGTGACCTTAGTAACGACACCGATAATACAATTCGTCGGCGGGGTGAGTGTGTACTCTGCCTGGTCTGCGACTGTCACAAACGTGTCCAGGTCTTGCCTCCAAGCCGTGGACCGACGGAAGAAATCTTCCGCTACCTCCCGGATCTTCTGGACGATCAGTCCCTCCGGGCATCCAGGCAGGTCGTACTTCACCATCGCTTTGATTGTACTATCGATGTCGGTAGCCATGGCTTATGCCTTTTTGGCTGATTCGAGAACCTGGCAGGCCATGAAGATCTCGGATTTAAGGTCGTTGTTCGGCAGGTCGGAGTTGTACTTTTCCAGCGCCAATTGCAGGAGCTGGGGCTTGGTCCATTCATCGTAGGACTTGCCGCCGACGGTACCGGCGGGCTTGTCTGGCTTGTCGGATTTGATGGGCTCGGCCGCTTCGACAACGTCGGGCTTGTCTTCGGTCTGGTCGTCAGCCGGCAGACCGACTGGCTCCACTTGCTCTGTCTTGTCAGTTTCCATCTTGGCCAATTTGGCTTCCAATTGTCTGATCCGGATCTGGTCCTCGCTCATGCCTTCGGCCTTGAGTAGCTTGGCTTCCAGGTCGGCAATCTTCTGTTGTTCGGGCGTAAGCGTGCCACTGTCCACGAAGGACTCGCGGAACTTGTTTGTCTTGTTGGCGAGGGTCTGGTTCCAGCTGATTACCGCGCCGTCTTCCAGTCTGATGAGTGTTTTAACTTTCATTCTTCCTGTCCTCTTATGATTGGAGATCCCGCAAAAGCTGGCTGACCGGAACTACCCGACCAGCCAACCAGGACGGGAGAAGTGAACTATTGGGAGACCATCATCGTGATCTTCACTTTGGCCAGGTCCATGTCGTGGCCCAAGGTCATCGAAATGATCTTGGCCGCAGCACAGAACCGGCCTGCGCCATAGGCAGGAACACGAGTGTTCGGCGTACCCTCGGTGAGGACGCCTGGGCTCGAACACGAGTGAGCGGCGGAATTCAGATTCAACGCGGTCATGAAACCGTTGTCATCGTCATCGTCGCCGATGGTTGCGGTTGCGGTCGCGCCTTCGGCCGTGATGACGTGGGCGTGAACCTGATGGATGAACGAGCCTGCGGGGACATCGAAGAGCTGCAAGACATCGGCAGCGTCGCGATTGGTCGCTGCGAAGTCGATGATCTTGGTGAACTTCTTGAGCTGTCCGGATGTGCCGCTTGCCAGCTTGTCGCCATCGCCTGCGGAAGTTCCGCCAGAGCGGAGATTTACAGTAGCCATTTGCTATTGTCCTTCTATCATGATTGAGATTTCGATGGTCGACCTACCCCAGTCGCCCGGGGTAGGTCACAACTGCTTAGCCCTGGCGAGCGTAGAAGTAACCGATGCCCTTGGTCTGCATGCCGTGCACGCCATAGACGTACAGCGACTTGAAGAACTTGCCGAAGCCCTTAGTCCCGAGGTCGGCAACTGCCTTTTCGGTGAACTGGCTGGCGTAGGTCATGGCGTTCCGGTGCCCGAAGAGACAGCTGAACGTGATGGTCGTGTCCGTGGTGCTCGGCACGAACGGACTCTTGAAGATCTCGAAACGATCGATCACGCCGAGACGGCCATTCCGGAGAATGGACTCGCCGTCGCCGGTCATCGAGGCGTCTTTGAGGTCCGAGAGCTTGAGCATGCCGGTGAAGAGCGGGGGCAGGACCAGGATACGGCCTGTCTCCGGAACCTTCTGTTCGTCCAGCACGGAACCAGCAGCTACGATAGTATCGCAGATATTGGTCTTGGTGAGCTGGAGCGGGCTGGCGGCAGCGCCCATGTTGTACGCACCGGTCTTGATACCAGCGGTCAACCCGATGTTGTTTGCGTGAGCATCGCCGACGAGCTCAGAAAGACCGACCTCATCGAGATCTTCTTTCATTGCGTCGGCAGCGCCCTGGCCCCATTCGCTCATCAGGGGGATGTGCGTCTGGTGCTCGTTTACGCTGTCGAGCTTGAAGGCGATGTACTTCGCCTTGTCGACATCGAACGATGTGGTGCTGGGGTCGAGATCCTGGATCTCGATATCAGCATTGCGCTCGTGGTTGCGGATGATGAAGGTCGGCATCACGGGAACGTTGACAACGCTACCCTTCTTCTTGATTTCGCCTTCGAACTGGGTGTTGCAGATCGCCGGAATCACGCCGGAAGCGTAGTACTCTTCCAGCATGGTTGCCGAGAAGATCTCGGGGACGTGTTTCAGATCGACAAGATCCGGAGTGCCGGCTGCTGTTGCAATAGGCATGATATTACCTCATGTGACGTCCGGCGATGCAACACGAAAACTAAGCGGTGGCTCGTCTCATGACGGGGGTCCCGTCGTTGTCGTCCACTACTCGGCCTTCATTCATCGCCGCACGGAGAACTTTTCTTAGTTCACCAGCGCGGACCGGCTGTGAGGGAGTCATCCTAGCAATAGCATTGCTCTGCTTGGTGTACTCCGAGAGGGTCATGGTCGGTCTTGCTGGCGCGATAGCCGTGGGCTGACCGGACGGGGCTACCTGACTGGCTACCGATGGTCCCGCCTTCGCGGGATTCGGTGACGCAATCGTAGGAGTAGCCGGGGACGGTTCGTGCCCACGGGACAACTTGGACTTGTGCAAGTCGAAGATCGCAGCAGCGGCCACACTGTCTCTCCGCGATTCGGCATCCAGTAGCAGAGTCATATACTGTTGACGGCTGACTGGGTCATAGCCCTGGAGCCATGACAAGAAGTCGGGGTCAACATTCCGGTCTGCGGCATCCGGAACAAGCGCTGTGAGGTCGAGGTAGAATTGTTCTTCAGTGTTACTCTGTCGGTCCTGACTGTCCGGCGTCTGCTGCTGTGCAGCGTTGGCTTGTTGCATGAAGAGCGAGCCCTTCAAATGCATCTTCCAATGGTCGATACCGAATTCGTCAATTTCATCCTCAGTGTAAACCTGTCGAACCATTTCATCCGTAACCTCGATAGCCTTGGTGGCTGTCGCTGATTTCGTTGGTTCTGCTGCTGGGGCAGGCAATTTCGTCAACCGGTCAATTTCGGCCTGGAGCTCGCGAATCTGCTTCGCCATCCGGGGAACCTCGGCGTTGTACTTTCCGAGAAGGACGTCGTAGCGGTGATCCGGTTGCGCGTCGAGCGTCGGCTGATCTTCCTTTGTCGCCTGTACGTCTTCGGCGGGCTGAAATGGAACTGGGTCGGGACTGGTTACCTGCGGCGCCGCGTCAGCTGGCTGTGTTCCGTCAACTACGGCTGAATCTGTTACGGGAGCCGCATTCGCGGTATTCCCTTCGATTTCAGTTTCGGGCGTCAGGAGAGCCCTTGCGTCTTCGATTGCTTTCCGGTGTTGAGCCGGAAGGTTACTGGTCGTCATGTGTGAGCTCCTGTGGAGTATTCACGGATTGTTCCGAGCCGGATACATAGCACCGGCCTGTGCTAGATCCGGTATTCGGGAAAGCGATAAATAGGCCATCCAACTGCAATTCGCAGCGGTCAATCTGTTCTTGATCGATATTGGCCATGTAATGGATAAGTATCCCAAGGGCCTCGCATTCCTGCTGGAGCCCATGGACCTGTCGGGGCTCCCTGGCGACAACAAGCGTGCTCGCGCTGTCGCGGAGGCATTCGCGGAGCCATTCAGTTACAATGTCAAAAGCTCGTTGGTTCTTGCTCAGCGACTTCAGGGCGTTCAGGGTTTCCTCTGATGGATGGATCATTGGAGTACCCCCTCTTGCGCTACACCTTCAGGGAGCGGCGCTCCGCCCTCCGGACCTGGTGGGACCATTTGCTGTTCAAGTGATGCCCGTGCCTGGCGGTCGAGCTCTTCATCGGTCGGAATAAGGTCGGTCGGGTCGATATCGAGATTAGTGGCAATGGCTGTGAGCAATCGAGCCCTGCCCTTCCTACCCATGATAGCGAGGTCAGTCGGATTGTTCGTGAGGTTCAGGAACTCTTGCCGCCTGAGCTGTAGCTGTTCCTTCACGAGGATGGCCAGGACGCCGCGCGGCACAACAATTGCGTCTCCCTTGATGTCGTTCCAGCTCTCATCCAGATAGACCAAATTCCATGTGTGCTGCATGCTGACCATACTACTGATGATGTCGCGGTCGACGTTTCCGGCAACCACACGAACACCCTTGGCCGCGTTGGACATGAGCATGGACAACCCAGCAGCGGTCTTGCCAGCGCCGCCGACATCGGCATTGCCATAGGCATACCTGGGGATAGCCGTTCTGTCGTCGGCCATGTCCTCGTAGTTCTTGGCCACGGCAATGATCTCTTGTGACTTGATTTCCGGATGGAAGAAATGAACTGGTTGACGACTGCCAACGGGATCGCCCTTCCCGGAATAGAGCCACACCTTCATGGGTGTGATCTTCCGTGGATTGTCCCCGGGCTGAAGGCAGTCGACGTTGACTGCTACCTGCGGTCCGGCGCCGAGCGCCATATTGTTGATAAGTGCGCGATGGGTGGAAGCATATGCAGACTGGATCTCTTTGATCATCTCTGGGATTGATTTACCCCAGATAGAGCGATTTTGCTTCTTCGCACTGGTCGCATGGTACGGGTACAGTCCAATCGGGCTGGGGTTCTGGATTGCGCGGATGATGTGTCCGGCGATGGAAAGTGATGTGATGGATACGTACTCGTAATCGTCGCCCTCACCTGCAATACCGAAATCTTTAAGCATGTGCCGGGGGACGGAGCCCCAGAACTCGACGGCGTCATAGGTAGCCGTATTCTCGATAGTCTTCTCTGGGTCGCGGTTCTCGGCTTCCTGTACTTCGAAGCTCTCGACTTTCCCGATGCGGTAGCCGTTCGGCATGGTCGATAGGATCATCTCAATCTTGGCGGTCTGATAGCCCTCGACGTTGCGGAGTGCACTCAACTCAGATCCGGAGATTTCAATCGTCTCGCAGATATACGGGGCCTTGGCTACAGAGCTGGCCGATGGCGCCGGATACATGTCGAACGGCGACGGAGCGCTGTAGGTGGGAACGTCCACTTCCTTGGGGCTGGGGATTAGGCTTCCGTCATCCTGCGAATCGTATTCCAGCCGCTTCTTTTTGCGGACGATCGGCCCCTTCATCCAGGCCGTCTTGAACTTGCATAGGTCGCGGATCATGTCTTCCATGCTCGCGAAAAATTCACCCTCGACAAACTGGTCGTAGATCTTGTCCTCATGCCTCTTTGCCCGCTTCTTCGCTTCTGCAACCAGGTCGTGAATGCGCTGGTCATACATCTCTGCGGCATAGTTCGCGACATCCTCGGGGGTCATTCCCTGCTCGATTACGCGTTCACGCAGATCGTTGACCACGTTCTGAACAACCTCGTTCTCGATTTCAGGTGGGAGGCTGGGAATAGGGGTAATGTCGAGGCCGAAGGCTCGGTCACCGGCTGGATTTACGATATCTCGTAGCCAGGAGAACAGCGCGTCGGCCTTCGTCTGTGTGATGTTCATGAAGACTTCAGTGCCGCCCATTTCCTGAATCTGAGCCAGAACGCTCGCCTCGTATTCGCCGTCGTATTGGCGCTGGGACTCCAGCAACTTGGGAGTGATAAACCGGTCTTTGTGCTCCTTGGCGGTCTGGAAGCAGCGGTGGGTGAAGGACTCCAACGCATACTGGATAGCGTCGGGAGCCTTCTTAGCCTCTTCCGCTTTTATGGCAGCACGCTCGTTATTGTCCATCTGGGCTGGAGTTTGGATCTCCAATGCACCCTTCCTGGTCACTTCCATCTAGTGAGCTCCTTTTACGAAGTAACGTAGACACGCGATACCTCATTTACAATATTTCGTAACGCAAGCGAAGTGGTTTGAGGCTAAAAAATTAGATACCACCCCATGACCCTCCGGACCCCACTGAACTATATGCGCCGGTAGCAGCCTGGGCAGTCTGCTGATTGACCCCCATACAGAGGTACTGGAATGCGTCGTGGACGTGAGAATACAGGTTCTTCTCTGGGACCTCTTTGAATTTCGTATTCCCGGATATCTGCATGAGCCGGAATCGATAGCCGCCGTTGAATCCCTTACGCAGCGTATTGCAACGCGGGTCAATTACCATGGCGGGCTTTGATCCGGCCCTGCGGATCAGCCAGTCGATGACAGCCTGGCGGCGAGTGAGGAAGGCATTCGTATGCGCCGGCCATGTTGGTATGCCCTGGTCGGCCAGGATGCCTATGCAAGTCTTTTCGTCGGTCTGCGCCCTCTGCATGCCCGCGGGGTCCGCAAACGAGTGGATCGGTAGTCCGGCGAACTCTTCCTCCCTGAGTGCGGGCTTGACGACATCGACAACGAATTGCTTGATCCCGCCATCCTCGCATATGAACTCGCGGAGGACGCGGAGTTGTCCGGTCGGCGCCACCTGAGCGAATAGACATGCGGGAGTGAGCCCGAAATCCCAGCCCAGGTACAACGGGCGCGTGCTGTAGACGCCAAGGTTCACTCCGGACAGGTGGACAGAGTCGCGGTACATATGGTGGTAAACCGGCTTGCCGTCGAACACGGTCGCGTAATCGCCACACAAGTATGCCTTGATCCATTCTGGGTCCTTGCCGGCCAATAACCGAATCCAGTAGATGAATCCAAGGTCCTGGTTGCGGACGTTCTCCGCCTGCGGGTTCGGGACGTACTGGCGGATATTCCCGTTGGAGTCGAGTATCGGCAGCATAGCCCCGGGTTGGCGGAAGAACTGGAAGTTCCGCTGGTCCCAGGCGTCATGCCCCTTGATATCCTCGATGATCTTGCGGTAGTCGTCGACGTCGACCTCTGGCGGGAGGTACGCGGCGAGTTCGTCAAGATCGAGCTTGAAATCCTGTTCCCACTCGCCCATCTCCGCGGCCTTGTACCACCAGTGCGAATCATCTGGCGGGTTGGTGTCCATGATCACCCCGGACCAGTCCGACCCGCCATCCTTCTTAGCCGGATACCGACCGACACGCGAGCTCGCAGCATCGATGACAGCCTTGGGCAGTTCCCGGGCTTCGTTACAGAACACGCCGGTCAATTCCATGGACAGGACCTTCCGGACGTCCTTCGGTTTGTCCATACTCACGAAGAGGACCTGGGCGACAATGGTTGTATCGTCGGGGAGGGCGATCTCGATGTTACATTCAATCGGCGACCCGAGCTTGATCGGAGCCACATCGATAGGCATCCAGTCAGTCCAGGTGTTGAGTGTAGTCGTTCTCAGTTCGGGGTAGGTATTCCGGATGATTGCCCACCTGGACCGGCGCTTTCGATCCGGGCCTACCCGCTGGGTTCGCATCCGGTGAAGGATTTCGATGACGTTCCCCACAGTCTTGCCAGAGCCGATTGGCCCCATTACTCCGCGCATGAACGCGTCCGACGCGTGGAACTTGGCCAGTGTCGGCTCGGCAATGTATTTGACTGTGAGTCCGTCGTCCATCTACTCGACGATCATCCAGTCGTCAGACAGCATGTCCGTTTGGGATGCGAGCCATCCGGTGAGCACTTCTCCGGTTGCGGTTTTCATACGGCAACGCCCGTCTCATGTATTTGCTTAATCAGCTCAGGTGTAATCGACTGCCAGCGCGGGCCAATTATCCTAAAGTACCGTCCACGCCCAGTAGCGTCTACGAACGTGCCTTCATGGACCCAGTTGCAGAATGAGAGAGTGTCAAGCTCCCGGATACGCTGGCACTTGATGTCTGTGATTACGGACAAGTCCATGGGTGGAGTACACTCCCGGCACATGCTCGCCTCGATTTCAGCCCTTGGAGGACCCGGCAATTTTGGAAGATAAGCAAAGGAGGAAAGATCATACTTCATACGTACATCCTCCGGCGCTTGGCTACGGTCGCCCGTCGCTTCCATCGCTTCCGGATGTTGACGACAGCATCCCTGCGGAGATAGCGCTTGAGTGCAAGTCCGGTACAGGGAATAGCTTCGCGCCATGCATTTACTGCCCCCAACAGATCTCGCCAATCCCAATCAACAGATCGGCACTTACACCGGATGCGAATAGACCCCACAAATTGATCGATAACGAGGTTGTGGTCACACCACGGGCAGGGCTCCTCCACCTGGATAGTTGCGTCAATCATCCGGTCAAGGTAAGGTAGATCAATCATCCCATCCCCTCCCGGTTCAGGTTGTCGCCGCAGTTGAAATCCTCGCATCGATGGCAGAGTTGTTCATGGGTCCGGCGGCAGTGCTCGGATACGGTCTCGGGCCGCGGATCATTAGCCATGACGAACTGGTCAAACGCTCGATGACAGTCGTCGGGCCATGCGCCATCAGGTACCGGCATCGTATCGACGTATCCAGCCATGATCATAACCTTACGGCGCAGAT